AGGCGTTGCCGTAGTTCAGACCCTCACCGCCACGGATGTCACTGTCGGGCAATCCGTGACCGTTGCAGGCGTCGGGAACGGCTTCGACGGCACCTACACCGTCGTGGCCGTTCCCACGGCCCTGCTCGTCGAGGTCGACGACGAAGGCGACTTCATCTACGACTACGACCAGATCATCACCAACCAGTTACTCGTAATCGACGCGGGCGACGACGTAGAACGCTACGCAGTCGACCCGTTCGGCACGCTCACGTGGACGCCGACGTGCACCTGGATCACCTCAAGCAACGTGACCGAGTTTCTCGGCATCGCGACCGCGTCGGCAAATGACACCGCGTTCATCACAACTTGCGTGAGCGCGGCCAACGCCTGGGCCTACCGCAAACGTCAAGAGGCCGGTTACCGCGACAGCCTCACCACCAGCCCTGGCGGAGACGTCACGCTTGGGACAACCCTGTTCGCCGCGGCCATGTACCGTCGTCGAGGCTCCATTGACGGCTTCCAATCGTTCGACGTGATGGACACCACCCTGCCCGCCATGTCCATGGGCGACATCCACAAACTGTTGGGTGTCAACCGTAGCCAGGTGGCCTGATGACCGCCGTGGGCCCTCTCAACGACGTCAGGAACGCTCTCACGGCCGAGATCACTGCGGCCGGCTACGTCCCGGTCACCGACCCGCGGAACGCGCGTCCGTTGACCGTGTTCGTCGAACTCCCGACCATCACCGCCGTCACCCCAAAAGTGCTTGATCTCACCTGGACGCTCCGAGTGCTCGGCGCACCGCCAGGCAACCAAGACGCCCTTGACTGGATTTTCACAGCGGTCGACATTCTCATCCAACGCCGATCGCTTGCGATCGTCGCCGGAAACCCATCGTTGGCACAGATCGGAACCCAAGAACTGCCCGCCTACGACCTCACCTCGCGCTACGGCGCCCACACCTACTAGGAGAAAACCTTGGCTACCACCACCGTCGTCCTGTCCAACGCTTCCGTCGCCATCGGCGCGGTCGACGTATCGGACCAGGTGCGATCCGTCACCCTCACCATCGGCTACGACCAGCTCGAGGTCACCGCCATGGGCGCAACGGGCCGCGCCTACACGAAGGGCCTCCAGTCCGTCGACGTGACCCTCGAAATGTTCAACAGCTACGGCGCATCGGAGGTCGAGGCCACGTTGGAGGACATCGTCGGCGACGACGCTGTCACGCTCGTCATCTCGCCCAACGGCACCACGGAGTCGGCTACCAACCCCGAGTACACGATCACCGGCGCGTTCCTGTCGAACTTCACGCCGATCGTCGGCACCGTCGGCGAATTGTCGATGGTAAACGTATCGTTTGTGGGTGGCACCTGGGCACGCGACGTCACCGCACCCTGATCTAACCCAACACCCAATTAGGAGCCCGACATGATTGGAATGGATCTACAAATCACAATGATGGACGACGCCGAACACGTCGTACCCATCACCTACGGAGTCGCCTGCAGGTGGGAGGACGCTAACCCCGGCCTCTCACCAAAGGCGTTCCTCGAGGACGTAAAATTCAAGCCGTTCTGCCGACTGGCCTACGAGGCCCTCAAGTCGTCGAACATCACCGTAAAAGCATGGCCCCAGTTCATCGACACGGTGAAGGAGATCAACTGGGTCCCAAAAGAACAGAAGGAGCAGCGCACTACCACGTCAACCTGATCGCACAGCTCGCCATTAGGACCGGCATCAGCCCGATCGACCTGATGGAATGCCCTAGCATCATCGTTGACGAGATGGTCCGGCTCCTGATCGAATCAGGCGAGAAAGGAGCACCGTGAGTATTGAAGTCATCGGACTAAAAGAAAACTTGCGCCTCCTGGCCCGCATCAATCCGACGCTGTCCAAAGAAATACGCGCCGAATTTCGCAAACTTGCCAAACCAGCAGTCGATGAAATTGAACGCATGAAACCAAGCCGAGCAGGCTTTCCCGAAGGTTTCCAGCATGGTGGCCGTACCGGCGCAAACGCCGTCAAAAAAGTACGTATCAACTTCAACACTCGACGCGCCCGAAACCGAAACCTTGCCCAAGGCGCCCAATACGAAACCCTAGGCACAATCCGCATCCAAAGTGCCGACGTTGCCACAGCAATTGCCGACATGGCTGGCAAAATAGGCAACGTACAAATGTCCGGTCGAAGTCGCGCATACCCTGGGCGACCAGCGGGCCACGCCCTCAACGGCCAAGGCAATTATCTGATCCGAGCACTAAATAAGTACGGCCGACCGTCACGATTCATGTGGCCCGGCGCAGAACGCGGCCTCAACGAAACAGAACGCGAATTCGTCGAGGTTGCCAAGCGCGTTGAGTACGAAATCAATAAAGAACTAATGAAAATTGGCTCATCGGCCAATGAGATCAGATCACTTCAAAGGCGACGCTAATGGCAATAACAATCCCGATTATTAGCGAATTTTCTGATAAGGGAATTACCGCCGCACAAGCGTCGTTCAACAATTTCAAAATGAAGGTCGCCGAGGCCGACGGCGTGATGGGCAAGTTCAAGGCTGGAGGCGCGGCCGCTCTCGACGCCGTGAAAGCGAACGCGCTTGGATTTGCGGCAGCTGGTGGCGCGGCCCTCGCCGCATTTGCCGCCAAGTCCGTCATGGCGTTCAACGAAACCGCATTGGCCGCAGGCAAGTTCGCCGAAGCGACCGGCCTGTCCGTCGAGGAAGCCTCACGCTGGACCGAAGTAGCAGGCGACATTGGAGTTGAGGCCGACACCGTCCAAAAAGCCATGGACAAGCTCAACAAGGCGATCGCCACCGGCTCCAAAGAGTTCAAGGAATTAGGTGCCGAGGTCGCCTACACGTCGGCTGGCGCGGTCGACGTCAACAAGACGTTCCTCAACACCGTCGAAGCACTGCGACGGATTGAGGACCCAGCCAAGCGCGCCGAACTCGCGTCCAAGACGCTAGGCAAGGGATGGCAGGACATGAGCGAACTGATCGCTCAAGGCTCCAACCGCCTTGAGGACAGTCTCGCCAGCGTTTCCGACGCTAAGGTAATCAACCAAGAAGAGCTTGAGCGGGCCCGCCAATTCCGCGACTCGCTTGACCAATTGACCGACAAGGGCGGCGATCTCGCCATGACCCTCGGCGGCGCGCTCCTGCCCGTCCTGGCCGACCTTCTTGGCGTACTCAACACCGTCATCACGACCGTCGAAAAAACAGCCGGTGCAATTCAAGATTTCATGTCCGGCATTGGCGGCCGCGGCCTGGAAAACCTGGTCGACATGGCGAAAACCCAAGAGGAACTCAACACCCACCTCAAGGAATCGTGGAGCGCCTATTACAGTTCACGTCGAGCAGCCGAACGGCTCGCCGCCGCCCTTTATGACACGACACACGCCACCGAGGAAGCCGACGAAGCCTGGCAGGAACTCCTTGGCTCGCTGTCCGAGCAAGAAGCCTGGAACGACGTACTTGACGCCTTGGACGATGTGCACAAAGCATCGTATGAGGCGCTCGTGTCCGGTACGGCCGAGGACGCTCGCCGGGCCCAAGGAGCAGTCAACGACCTGACCGGCGACATTTACGACTACGTCCAATCACTCGGCAACATTCCGCCCGATGTGCAAACCAAGATCGTGGCACTGCTCGAGCGCGGCGCATTCGACGAAGCGATCGCCCTGCTCAACAACATCCGATCAGGCGCCACAGCTGTGATCGTCGGCACGGTGTCCGGTATCCCGGTCGGGCCCGGCGAAACACCGTCCGAGGTACGACCGCCGACTATGCGGACACCGGCCAAGATCCCGACCCGCCCAATTGCAGGCGCCTACTCGGCGGTAAACATCAACGTGGCCGGCTCGGTCATCGCCGAAAACGACCTAGTCGAAACGGTCCGTAAGGGCCTCGTCAACGCCCAGCGCAACGGCGCAGGCCTCGTCTACACCAACCGATGACCCTGCCCTGCACCCCAACCGTCCGGATCCGGCTCGGTACCGGCGTCACGTTCGGCAACGCATTCGTGCTCGGCGACACCTTGAACGGCATCCTCGGCACCA